CCTCTACGCTCCTCGCGTCATCCTGGCGAAGGAGACGTCGGTCGACGACATTCTGGACTCTATTGTTCGGGCCCTGGATGACTACGATGGCGCCGGTAACCCCACATGGTTCGCCGATCCCCGACTCGTCACCGAGATGCTCCTTCTGAAGGACAAGATGGGCCACCGCCAGTTCCGCACCCTTGCTGAGCTGGCCGACTACATCGGCGTCTCTAAGATTGTCAAGGTTCCGCTGATGAAGGGTCTGAAGCGCACCTCTACCAAGAATGGTGAGCTCGAGGCTCTGGGTATTATCGTCAATATGTCCGATTACACCATTGGTGCGGACCGAGGTGGTCAGCTCTTCGCGGCCGAGGACTTCGACATTAGCTTTAACCAGTACCATTACCTCCTGGAGACTCGTCTCTCCGGAGCGCTGACGAAGCCCAAGTCGGCTGTTGTCGTCGAGCGCAAGGTTGAGTCTGGTAACGTCGTCGCGGAGCCGTGATAGATGGCCAAATTCTTCGGTGAGATAGGATTTGCTACACAGGTCCAGACCGAGCCGGGAATTTGGGAAGACAAGATTGTCGAGAAGCAGTACTATGGTGATGTGTTTCGTGAAGCACGTCGCTTTGGTGCCAGCGATGAGATTCTGGGGAGTATCAACCTCAGTAACCAGATCAGTATTATCGCTGATGGATTTCTAACGGATAACATCCAGAACCTCAAGTACGTACGCTGGATGGGGGGACTTTGGAAGATCTCCTATGTGGAGCTGAAGTTCCCCCGTCTGGTTCTCGAATTGACGGAGGTGTATAATGGACCGACGCCTAGCTCTCCATGATAAGCTGGTAGAGATCCTCGGGTCGGATAAGGTCTATTACCAGCCACTCCCATCACTTAAGCTCTCGTATCCGTGTATCGTTTACGAGCGGCATCCTGGCGATCCGATGTACGCGGACAACCTCAAGTATATCAAAGCGAACCGGTTCCAGGTTACTCTGATCGCCAGGCATCCCGAGGACCCGACACGAACGAAGATCGAGGACCTTTTGTTCAGCCGCCATGAGTCTCGACTCGTAGCGGACAACCTCTATCACGATATCTTCGACGTCTACTATTAGGAGTTAACATGGCAGCACTTGTCTGGGACAAGACCGGTGAGCGCCGTATTGAGACTGGTGTCGACCACTGTGCGCTTTATGTGTACGACCCGGCACAGAAGATGTACGGCAAGGGCGTTGCTTGGAATGGTATCACCGCCATCTCTGAGAAGCCCGAGGGCGCCGAGGCAACTGACCTCTACGCTGACAACATTCTGTACCTCTCCATGCTCTCGGCCGAGAAGCTGAAGGCCACAATTGAGGCCTACACCTACCCCGATGAGTTTGAGAAGTGCGACGGCTCTGCTGAGCTCACCAAGGGCGTCAAGATCGGTCAGCAGGACCGACTCGCCTTTGGTCTCGTCTACCGAACCAAGATCGGTGACGACGTGGCGGGCCAGGACAAGGGCTACAAGCTCCACGTCCTGTACGGCTGCAAGGCCTCTCCTTCCGAGAAGGGTTACAAGACCGTCAACGACTCTCCCGAGGCGATCTCCTTCTCCTGGGAGCTGTCCACCACCCCTGTCACGGTGAGCGGCGCTAAGCCGACCTCCCTGCTGACCATCTCGTCTCTCGACGTCGATGCCGGTAAGCTGAAGGCTCTCGAGGCCAAGCTGTTCGGTTCTGACGGTGGAGCCCAGGGCGGTGGCGCTGCTACTGAGCCCAAGCTCCTCCTGCCTGACGAGATCAAGGCGCACTTCGCAGGCTGATATACCACACCGGGGGCTCAGAGACCTAGACTCCTGGGCCCTCGGTGCCTGCAATGCTTATAGTTTCTATTCCGGATCTCGACGGGTTCGACGAGGAGACAGGTACCTTTGTCTCCATGCCTGGCGGAGTCCTGCATCTGGAGCACAACCTGGTCGCGCTGTCAAAATGGGAGTCAATCACCCATAAACACCTCATCGGTAACGACAAAGTCACCTCCGAGGAGATGGCCCTCTACATCAAGTGTATGATCACTGATGAAGAATACGACCCGTCGCTCCTGGATAGGATTCCCCCATCTGAGGTTGAGCGTATCAGCGCCTATATGGCCGATACGATGACGGCCACAACAGTCCGTGATACCGGAGATGGGTCCGGATCTGGTGAGTACACATCGTCCGAGTTGATCTACTACTGGATGATCGCTTGCCAGATCCCCTTCGAGTGTGAGACATGGCACATCAACCGACTACTCACACTCATTCGGGTTTGTAACCAAAAGAATCAGCCTGATAAGAAGATGTCCCAGTCCGAGATTATGGAACGGAACCGGGAACTCAACAGAGCCAGGCGAGCTAAGCTTGGCTCGAAGGGATAACAATGATCAGTCACGAAGACATTCCCGAGGAGGCGCTTGCTCCGCAGGCCCACATCGGCACTGATCCTATGGAAGACAAGGAGATTCACGTCTCCCAGACTACCGAGGTGATGAAGTGAGCGTCGCAGACAACGTACTCGCTCGCGCCGCAGCGAGGATTGGTTACTATGCACCAGACGACCCTCAGCCCGGATCCGAAGCTGGCCGATACTGGGCAGCTCGAACTGGTCAGCAGTGGCTTGCTGGACCGTCCGACTCTGTTTGGTGGTGCATGCTCTTCGTCAGCATGTGTCTGGACGAGTGCGGGCAGATTGACGCTATTGGAGGATTCTCCTTTAACACTGACTACACCGTCAACAAGGTCCGCCAGCACCCTGACGCTTACTTCGTATCAGTTTACGACGCCCGACCGGGCGATGTCGTCATCTACGACTGGGACGGCGGCGGCACTGACCACGTGGGCTTCGTCGAGAAGAACCTTGGCGGAGGCACGCTCCAGACGATCGAGGGCAACACCTCGTCTGGCAGCTACGGCTCTCAGTCTGCTGGGAACGGTGTTTGGCGGCGTGTCCGCAATCAGTCGATCGCTTATGTGATCCGGCCTGCGTATACTGACTCTCCGAGCAACACGGCTACTGCTGGCCCCGCTGACATCCGCGCTCTACAGCGTGCAGTCCGGGCGACCCCCGACAATGTCGCCGGGCCGAACACTCGGTCTCGCTGCTACGCGCTTGCCGCGGCCTCCGAGTGGGGCGGGAAGACCTTCCCCTTCGGCGTGGCCTTTACGCAGTCCGTTGTTGGTACTGAGCAGGACGGAGTCTGGGGCGAGGCTTCTGAAGAGGCTCACGACGCTACTGTTGAGGCCGTTCAGGCTGCAGTCGGGGCCGAGGTTGACGGCGTCTATGGCGCTGAGACAAACACAAAGGTGAACGCCCTGCTTGACAGGGCCGAACAGCCGTAGGAGGCTCAAAATGGCAGCGCCATACTGTACAGTTACTGGTACTATTCCCGGCGGCGAGAACGGCAAGGCTACTGTCCGGATCACCCCCGATGTTGACGGGGCCACCGCGACGCTCAACGGTACCGAGGTCTCTATGCGTGAGTACCTCATCACCACCGATCAGGCCGGATCCATCCGAGTCGAGATCCTTGCTCCTGGCGCGGGTGTTAACCCCGGTGGAAATTGGACTCACACTGTCGAGATCAAGACTCCCGCTGGAGTCTCGACCAAGCATATCTCTCTTGTCCAGGGCGAGACAATCGACATTGTGTCTGCAGCACCGGTTCGAAAGATTGCTCCAGACATCTTCTTTGGACCTGCGTCCCGTCCGCTTCCACTTCTGTCTGGAGGTAGTGGCGGTAGCGCCGGTCTATCTACTGTTCTCGGCTCTCTTCCACTTCAGCCCGGTCGAGTGGTTCCGACGGTTGGATTCTTCGGAGACTCTTGGTCCACTGAGGCCATGATGGGTCCCGGATTCAACCTTCCTGCTGCTGCTTCCCGACTACTCGGATGTGTTCCGATGGTCAGCGCGGTTGACGGTAGTGGATTCGCCCACTCCAAGGAGGGGAACCTTAGCTTTGAGGCCGACTCTCGGGTCAATGCCGTATGCGCATCTATCCCTAACCTGATCGTTACTGTTGGGTCTCTTAACAGCGACAAGGTTGTGGAGAATGGCAACACGAATGGTTCTAAGATTACGGAGGCGGTTCGGAACTTCGTCACGAAGGTTCGCACTAAGCTTCCCAACGTTCCGATCATCATGGTTGGTCCAGAGCCCTCCTCGGTTAGTCGTCTCCAGTCTCGCGATGCCCACGTCAACGTAAAGGCCCACAAGGCCGGTGTTGAGGCTGCGGGCGGCGTCGCTAATGGTGTGGTCTTTATCGACTGGCTCGGTATTGCTGACAAGCAGGCGGTACCTTTCCGAGAGGGTCGGGGGAATGCCGAAGGCGACATCGTTGTCTACGGTGGTGTCGCTTACCGAGTGACCAAGGCCTGGACCGCTGGTTCCGGAGAGACTCCTCTTACTCCTGGGGCCCCCACCGTTCAGGTCTCGGACGTACTGTCGGGTACCGGTAATGAGGCTAACAAGCAGAATGACGGAACTCGCGATATTCTGCTTATGTCGGATGACACGCACCCCACCAAGGCTGGTTCTACCGCCTTTGGTTCGGCTCTGGCTATCCGTATCTCTGAGGGATACAAGGCTATCGAGGGTTGGGCTCAGTCTAAGGGTCCGGTGCTCCCTGCTACTAAGGCAGTGACGCCTACTCCTGGACCCGCTCAGCCTCCGGCACCTAACCCCGGTGGTACGCCGGTTCCTCCCCCGCCTCAACCTAAGCCCGCTGGTCTCCCGATCATGGCCTGGCTTCCTGGTGGATGGGGCACTGAGAACCGAATCGCGTACAGCCTCGACGACATCAAGGCTGTGGCTGCCCTCAAGCCAGATAAGGTTGCACTCCCGATTCAGTCTACAGCCGATGCGGATAACTCTGCAGTAGCCATCCCTCAGAACTATGAGTCAGGTAAGGAGTTCAGTCAGTATGGGCTCAATACGATTCGAAATGCGGGCGTGAATACCGCTGGCATGATTGAGGCTCTGGATACTCTTGAATCCCAGAACATCGAGGTACTCCCGAACGTTCGAACTGGAAAGGTGGATTCTGGAGCTAAGTGGTACCATTCTTCCGACGGCAAGATCCTGCCGATCCTGCTGAAGCGTACCGGCAAGCTATACTTTGCGATTCACTACCGTGGCCAGAATAAGCTCCGGGAGATCATGAAGACCGACTACGCCGGTCTTAAGCGTGTCTCGGACAACACTGATGGTGCCGCAGACTGGCAGATCTCCGCGGTCAAGGACGCCCAGCTCGGTGTTCTCCCGGCAAGCACTGGAGCAAACGCGTGGTCGGCCGCAAAGTCCGCTTTCCCCGAGGGTGTCTGGGTTCTTGTCGCCAATAAGGACGAGCAAGCCTCGGCAACCGCTGCAGCGAAGGCCGCTGGTGTCACCATTGTCGGCTGGGCCGTTCCTAATGCTGAGGCATTCGCTAAGCTTAAGGCCTGATCTAGGAGAATCATGATTACGATCGAGAGCCAGGGAGACTGGAAACTCACCAGGAATTGGTTTGACAGAATGACGAAGTTAGACCTGGCTCTGATCATGAATCAGTTCGGCAAGGAGGGGGTTTCTGCTCTCAAGGCGGCGACCCCCTCCAGGTCGGGCGAGACGGCAGCTAGCTGGAACTATGAAGTCACTAGAACTGGCGAGAACTGGAAGATCACCTGGACCAACTCACACGTAAATAACGGCGTAAACATCGCCGTCATCTTGCAATATGGTCACGGTACTCGCAATGGCGGGTATGTCGTCGGCCGAGACTACATCAACCCCGCTATCAGGCCCGTATTCGACAAGATAGCGAAGAAGGCCTGGAAGGAGGTCACTAAGTAGTGGCTACTATTGACGAGCGGGTAGTCTCGCTCAAGATGAATAACAAGCAGTTCCTGTCCGCAATCAAGGAATCCGCGTCCAGTATGGACCGACTCAAGGAATCCTTGAAGATGCAGGGGGCTGCAGACGGTCTTTCTCGGATCGGCGAGATAGCTAAGAATACGACTCTAGGCGATCTGGCCACCAAGGCCCTCGACATCGGCAAGAACATGACCGTCATGCAGGGTCTAGCAGTGACTGCATTTGGTGGAATTGGTGTCGCGGCTCTTAATGCTGGTCGAAGCGTGGTCTCTGGTTTCATTGGGACCATTAAAGACGGCTTTAATGAGTATGAGCTCAAAATGAGAGCAATTCAGACCATTATGGCCAACACAGTCGAGAAAGGGACCACCCTCGGCGAGGTTAAGACTTCTCTGGCCGAGCTGAACACCTATGCAGACAAGACTGTCTATAGCTTCAGTGACATGACTCACGCCATTGGTCTGTTCACCGCAGCTGGTGTCGATCTTCAGACATCCGTGGCATCAATTAAGGGTCTGTCTAACCTCGCAGCGGCCTCGGGTTCAACTGCCCAGCAGACCGCCACTGCGTACACCCAGCTCTCGCAGGCTATCGCGGCTGGCGCTGTCCACCTTCAGGACTGGAACTCGCTAGTCCAGGCAGGCATGGGCGGTGAGTCATTCAGGAATGCCCTTATCGAGACCTCCAGAATGATGGGTACTGGCTACGATGAGGCTATTGCTAAGGACGGTAACTTCCGAGAGTCTCTCAAGGAAGACTGGCTTACTGCTCAGGTCATGACGACCACTCTGACTGCTCTGACAAATGACCTCTCTGAGGCACAACTTGTCGAGATGGGTTACTCTGAGGAGCAGGCGCATAAACTTAAGCAGTTTGCTCAGGGTGCCTTCGATGCCGCCACCAAGATTCGAACGTTTAGTCAGCTAATTGACACCACTAAGGAAGCTATCGGCTCTGGGTGGGCAGAGACATTCGAAATTCTATTCGGTGACTTTGAAGAGGCCTCGGTTCTATTCACGTCTATTGGTGACTGGCTCGGTGGCGTTATTAAGGCCAGCGCCGACGCGCGAAACGGATTCCTCCAGATGTGGAAAGATCTTGGAGGACGCGCATCCCTTGTTCAGGGTCTGGCCAATATCTTCTTGGCCATCGTCAAAGTTCTCGGACAGATCGGAACCGCCTTCCGACGAGTATTCATGAACGCTAGTGCCGAAGGTCTTGTTCGCATCACCAAGGCGTTTGAGAACTTCACGTCTAAGCTCATCATCACGAACAACTTTGCTGAGAAGCTTGAGTGGACGTTCACAGGGGTCTTCTCGATCTTCCATATCTTCGCCACCATCCTCGGCGAGGTAGCTCAAGTCATCTTCACGGTCGCCTCACACATTATCAGCGCACTATTCCCAGCGTTCACAGGGATCAACTCTGGCGTATTCCAGATTACGAAGGTAATTGGCAAGGCGATCTACTGGTTCGATCAGTGGTTCACCAAGTTGGACCTCGGTGGAAAGCTACTGAAGCTGCTTCTTCCACCGATTGATCTCGTTGGTAAGGCTATTAAGTGGGTCGTGGATAAGATCCATGACTTTATTATGTGGCTCGACTTCGGTGGAAAGGTCACTAGCGCTGCCAACGGACTGAAGAGTCTAGCGTCGAAGTTCGGGCTCGTCAAGGATGCTCTAAAGAACTCGGTTGTCGGCCAGCAGTTCTCCGCAGCTATAGATTCTATCCACAGCGGAATCGACAAGGCCAAGAATAAGCTTCACGAGTTTGGTCAGACTGTCGGCGACAAGCTGAAGGCGAAACTCACCTCTGGAAAGTCAGCTCTGTCTGACTATTTCAAGGGCTTCGACCTGAGTAACATGACCACTTCTGAGGCGATTGTCTCGAAGCTCGGATCTAAGTTCGATGAACTCGGTAACAAGCTCAGGATTTCCGAGAAGGTTCAGTGGCTCAAGGAGAAACTTGTTGAGCTGAAGGATGCGCTTGTCGATACATGGAATACTATTCAAAATAGTAGTGTTTGGGACCACCTTGGCAAGTCCTTCTCCGACATCGGCGGTAAGGTTAAGGAAGTAGCGGTCTCATTCCGCGACTGGGTTAACGGTCACGGTGAGGTCAAGGCCAAGGCTAAGGAAGCTGCGGGAGCAGTTTCAGAGGTTGGGTCAGCCGCAGCCCAGGCTGCTAAGGAGACAGGTCAGGCCGCTAAGGAGAACTTCCTCAATAAGTGGTTTGAGGACATTAAGCAGGTCGCTCAAGCCGTACACCTTCCGGAACTCTTCGACACCATCAAGCAGAAGTTCGTCGAGTTCA